AACTGAGGTGTTAACATTGTTGTCGATTAGTGACAAATTCTGACCGGGGTGGCCCAATAGCAGATTGTTGCCGGACCCGCTAACATCATAAAATGTATCAAACTGCCACAAATTATTCTCACTCACAGTGAACCCAGTGAGTGTAAGATCAGTGATGCCCGAGCCGACGCCGGTGTTGCTAATTGGTAAAGACTGCAGTCCCCCCGAGTAGCCGTTAAAAATATTGTTGAAATCCTGCTGTGGATTTAAATACATGCCACGAGATGGCCCGGCCAAGTCGTTAACGATTTCTCGATACCCACCGACTTTACGTGGGCGTCCACGTTGGAAGCGCACCCACCGGCCGGAATTGTAAAATTGCTTGTCGAAAATCGTTCCGTCGCGCTGGACGCCGGGTTTGGTGTCGAGGGCGAAGACCTTCTTGGTCATTAGAAAGTGCCCCCAGACACGCCACCTGAGAAAGTGCCAGCACCAGCGATTGTTAACCCAGACGCTGACAACGTCGATCGCAACACTCCCAAAATAGCTGTATTAAACTGACCAGCGCCGACACGATAAACACCAGTGTTGGACTCGGAGGCGAAGCTGAGTGAAGGTGCGCTAACCACACCGTCGCTTAGAGCTACGGTGGTAACAGAGCCTGCCTGAGACGTGTTAGCATTGAAGAAATTAGTCCCGTCGCACACCAGAGTAACCTGTTGGCCCGAAGGAATAGTTACTGTAGTGCCAGAACCGGTACCGACGGTTAGTGTGTACCCAGCGGCCGTCACTGAATTCTTTATCACGTAAAGATTCACGACCGGAGGGTAAATAACCGCGACAGTACCCGTAAGCGTTCCGATAAACGTCTGGATAGTATTTGCCGCTTCGCTGGCACTTAGATTGTACGTGCCAGCAGTTACGGATTTCACGAGTGAAGTGTAAAAAAACTGGGAGCTGACGCCATAACCCACTGTGACATACGTAGTGCCGGTGCACACTAAAAATGCAGATTCACTCGGAGCAAAGGTTTTCGTTGCGGCCCCATCAATATTGTCACCGGCTGAAATAACCATCGAACCGGTGCCATTATTTTTAAAGAGCGTGAACCAGTTATTGCCAAGAGTTGCGGCGGCTGGGAGTGTTGCTGTGCCTGAGCCACTAGACCACACACGGGTCTGAGCACGGTCAGTGTCAGCAAAGGTCGAACCAGAAGTGATGGCGGCGCTAGGGTGGCTTTGGTTCAGCGTTGCACCACTGGCAACCAAACCGTAGCCAGCAAGCGTAGAAGCATCAGCAGAGGATGTACCCGTACCAAACGCAATAACGCCCCACGTGCCTTGCTCGTTGGCGTTGGTGGTGATGTAGATGTACTTGGACTCACCAGCGGCTACAGACACGATTGTGTTCGTGCCAGCGTAGTCTTTGACGGTAAAGGTGTTCGCACCAATGTTTCGGATCAGCGCGTCGTTACCAACCGAGGTCTGGTTGGCTGGGGGCATGTACAGGCTAAGACTTCCAGCAGTCGCAGTCACCTGCATGATGCGGGAGGCGTAGTCAGTGTTGGTTGTGCTGTTGGAGGGCCAGTTTAACTGCGTGTTAGCAGACAGCGTAACCGCACGGTAGCTGACATCCGTCGGCTGGATTACATCACCAGTGAAGGGGCTTACGTAACTCATGAGTCATTCGCAATAGCTTGTCGATCAGCGAGACGCAACTTGTCCTCAGCCATGAGCGTATCCATGATCAGTTTGTATTGACCTTGCCACATTGGTATGCGGTCGTCGTTCTTGAGGAACGGCATCGCCTGAAGCAAGGAGCCATAGAGCAACGCTTGGGGAGCGTAGATCGTAAACCAGTTGGTTTGATTGGAAGAGTCAAGAGGCTGAACGCGCTCGTAGTACAAGACCTCAAACGCATAAGCAGAGTCAGGTGTCGGAGCAATCAACCAGTTGGAGTAGTCGTAGTCAGCGTAGTAGACAGGAACGCCCGTGTCTGTGGGTGAAGGCCAGTACTCACGCAGGTACTCATAGCGACGGTTCAGAACTGGCTGGCGCGATCCACCAACTGTGATGTTCATTGAAACTGTTTTGTGCCAACGAGCAGGCTTGGCAATCGTGGAAGCGCCAGACACCATGGTGCTGGTGTTAACTGTCAGGTTGCCCAAGAACTTGATCTGAGAGGCAATAACCTGCTCAGCAAGCATGATGAAAAGGGGGATCTTGTCCAGCGTGGCGGTGTCAGAACGCTCCAGATAGGACTGGATGTTTTCGACCAAACTGTCATAGGTCATAACACTTGCGGTCGTCATGCATTCACCTCGTAGATTCGTTGAGACATTTTAGTCTGCCTTTTTGCTTGTGACAAGGCTACTTACTAGCCACACCCTTTGTTTTCTCAACAGAACGCATACCAGCAATACCCAAGATGCCCGTCAGGATCACCCACAGTTGCTCAGCATCGAGGACTGGTGGAGGCTCTAGACCTGCGGGAACCCATCCAGTTGCCTGCGCCCACTTCCAGATCCACTGAAATAGAGGGTAGAGCAAGAACTGGTAGCCCATAGCCGCCACGCCAATCCAGCCAATTGCAGGGCGCCAGCCAGACACAAACACGCTAGAGGACGCCGCCTCGACCTTGTTGACCTCGATCTGAGCCAAGTTAGTCGCTTGGTCGATCTTCTTCTCTTCTAGGTCGAGCTTGCGTTGCTCAAGCTCCATCTCCATCCGCTCTTTGTCGGTGGTGATCAGATCGCCAGCAACCTTGCCGACAGCCTCAATAATTGATCCTACGCCAAGCAAGCTCATGCCAGACCTTTCAGTGTTCGGTTGATCCAGCCCAGCAAGAACTTGGATTGAGTCCTGTTTTTGTTGCAAATCTCAGCGTAACGGGCTATTTTTGCCAAGGCATACGCCTGTTTGAACTGCTGTCCGTCAGTGATCTGGTTCAGCTTTTCGACTGTTTTTGCGCCAATTCCACCGTCTGGAGTGGCTCCAACGACCAACTGGGCGAGCTTTACAGCCATGCCCATGCCAGCGTTTACTCCAAAGTTAAATATGGTGTTGGCAACCTCTTGATTGGTGATCTCGTTGCCACGCATCTTGTCCCAGAACTCAGCGCGGTAAAACTCACGCACCATGCCTGTCAAAGATCCGCCAAATTCCTTCTTGTCGACAAGCGCCCAGCCCTGCCACTGAGGGTTTTTGTTGCGGGCAATACCTGCGTAGGTCATGCCACCTGTGTCGCCCTCAACGTCGTGGAGGATGTAGCCGCCCTCATCCTTGATCATTTGCTCAAAAGCTGGTTCAAACTGTGCCATGTTATTCGTCCGACATGTCTGTTGCCGCCAAGTTGATCCGAGTCTTCAGAGCTGGGATGTCCTCTGGCTTTTCCTTGAAGCCGATGCTGACGTAACCAGCAAATTTGCCGGGGTCTGGCGGTATAGACCCACGACACATGAACTTCACGCCCTGCTTGGCTCCCCACTCACCCACCTTGGATGATGGATTGAACTCTTCGCAGATAACTTCGTTGTTCAGCATGGCAACCATAGCGGCATTTCGATCAGCGCTGGCGTTGAAGAGGGAAGTCACAGTTCCTTCCATTTTTTTCTCGCGTGAACCGTCAGCGTTCAAGGCAAGCATGGTGGTTCGGCTGTTTGTGGCTAAGTTTGCTTTGTGAACAAGAACGATCAGGCCGTCAACGTCCTTCATCAAGCTCTGGGCAGGCTCCAACAGCTCGTCCTGTTTGACAAGCTGAGGCATGTGGTCTTGGTTTTGGATGGCGTGCAGGATGACTTGACGGCTGTCCCAAGCAAAGTAGCCAGCAAAGGCTAGGAAGCTCAAGAGGATCACGGTAAACAGCTTAAAAGGGCTGTCAACCCACTTAATCAGGTCTGTGACGCGACCAATTGCATCGGTCGGGGGTTTGGGTGCAGGAGCCTCTACGACCGCTGGCTTAGGCTTTGGTGTGCGCCTCTTCACTGGAGCGACTTTTGCTGGGGCTTTTTTAGTGACCATAGATCCTCATACGTATTTGTCAAAGTGTCGTGTACTGTTAAAAATCTCTAACTCAATTATGCGTTGCCGTGACCGTTTGTTGTACAACTCAATCTCAAGTGCATCAACTGCCCTTTCTACCTTCTTGGCTTCTAAAGCCAGCTTGTACTCATACTCCAACCGTTCTGCGCGTTTATCAGCGGCTATTGCCTTGATGTCGTGAGGGGTGGGATGCACAAACGGATACCACTTGTGAAGCTGAATCATTTTTTCTCACGCTCAACCGCCCTCGCGTAGTAGTACAAAACCTTACCGCGCAATTCAGCGCTGTCAGCAACACCTGCCCACTCCGACAGATTGTTCCAGATCGCCACCAATTGTTCCGAACTGCAACTTGTGCCATTTGCGGTGAGCCACTGCGAAAGTTTTTGGTGTCTCTCGGTTGGGTTGTGGAGCGTCCACGATAGGACATAAAAGTCCGATACAAGACACATGTCCTTCGCAGTTGCACCTGCCAGTAACAGCATCAATGGTAGGAGTAGCCAACGCATTTACCATAACCCTGCCCATGCTATAACGTATGTGCAAAAGATCACAAAGAAGGTGACTGTGATGGCGGCTACGATAGCTTCCACCCAGTCCCACATGTCACAACCCCAAAAGCTTTTTAACGAACTCGCCAGCGACACCGGGGCCAAACAGCACGCAGATCATCACCGCATACAGTAAGTACTCGATCTTCGTCATGCGCTTGTCTCCATCGCGCAACGAGCGGTCTATGCTGTTATAGCGCTCCGAGCAGATAGCTTCATGCACAGCAAGCTTAGTCTCCACTGTTTCCATCTTCGACCTCTGGGGGTTTGGCGGCTTCTTGAATGGCTTGAATCAGGCTGTACACCTCTTGGTAGGGGCGTGTTCCAAGGTAACCAAGGACTTGATTGACAGTTTCAATTGGTAGTTGCAGTTTCATCTTGTCGCCTTATTCTGTAGCCGTAATTATTGCCGTTGACGTGTCTCTGTCAATCGTCATATAACCAGTACAAGTGATGTTGTAGTCTACCCCATTAGCGTCTTTTTCGCTCTTGACGGGGACTGCGATGTCTAGGTTTTTGAACAACAACTCTTTACCGTTTTCAAAGACGCGCCAGACATGATCCATGGATCCACGACCTTCCATGCCTCTGCTCTTGTTGAACCTAATTTGGTACAAGTTCATATCACCTCAGCAGGAGGTGGGACTGGCATAGCCCTGTCTACACCAATTGTGAAGTGAATGAACGTGAATGGCTTATCAGATCTGTTGCGTGTGAACAGGTGGGGAACCCAAGCGTTTGTGATGATCAACATGCCCGGCTTGGGCTGGAAGTTCACCATCGTCGTCCCGAGCGTTACTTGACTCATGTCTTTCTGTGGCAGGTTAATCTGCTTCTTAGCTTGGTTGGGGTCTGAAAACACAACTCTTGCCTCTTCATCAGGGCAGTCAAGAAAGTAAAACCCAACCAACTGAGCGCCTGCACCGTGAATGTGCTCATCCATGCCAGAATGTTTTTGATGCTCTTGCGCCCAAAACTCCATGAGGTTCGTACTCTTGTCGCTCATGTCGTAACCTTGGCTGTCCAAGATGTTCCAACCAGACTGGGCAATGTGCTTGATCAAGCCTTCTAAGCGACCATCAAACAGACTTCCTGTTTGTATGAGCAAACCGTCTGGTGTTTTTACAGAATTCTTCAGATAGTCAGCAACAACCTTCTTGGCTTCTTCCAAGAACTGAGGCTCCTCAGCAGTGTAGACCGCTGAAGAAAAGTAATAGCTCGTACCAAAGCTAGACGCCATTATGCAGTCGCCTGCTCAACCCAAGATAAGGTTGCTTCGTCCCAGTTGTACTGTTTTCCATCATCAGGTTTAGCAGTGGGAGCCGCCCAGTCTTTTGTGGTTTCGTCAATTGACCATGATGGATAAGGTTTTACACCAATAAACACATTGTGCTGTTCGTTGTAAATCATACCGATGCCAGCGTAACGACCACGGATAGAACCGTTATACGAGGTCTGCACCCAACGACCGCCAAACAATCGTTCGCAAAATGCCGCGCCAATGTGTTCTTTTTCAACGCCTTTAGCGTCTGCGGTGTCCGCATTTTTCACAACAACAATACGCAAAACTGTGTTGTTTGAGTCGAGTTCAGCAAAATGTGCCATTACATATCTCCAATTAAAAAACCCAAGACACAACGCTGTGTCTAACGCCTTCAGTGATTTCTTTTACTTTGTGTGGGTACAAGAAGTTTGAGGGGAATACCATAACAGAGCCTTTTGGCATGTCAATCACAGTGTCTTCCCACATCACAAACTCACCGCCCTTGTAGCCGTCATCCAATGATGCAAGTACAGTCAATGTAGGTATTCCTTTGCGCTGACCATCAAACATACTGTGGATGTGGTCACAATGCAATTCCATTTGAGTGCTGGTGTCGTACCTGTTGAAGCGAATTTCTGAATACCCAGACCATCCGTTGTACCATTTAAAGTTAAACTCATTTAAGTAGTCACGAATAGCGTACCAAAAACGTTCTTGGATTGCAGACTTCTCAGGAATGTTGCCGTTTGAAATAGACAATTCTTTGTCAAAACTGTGATAAGAGTTGCTGGCTACGTTATAGAAAGTGTGTTGTTCAAAGTGAATGCTTTTAAGATTCTCAACAGCAGAGTCACACAACTTCTCGTCCAAAAAGTTGTTGTAGACCTTAACGTAATCTTGTAGATTCTTTTGCATTACAGGTGCAACCCCGTCAAAGAGTCGTCATTACCAACATAACCCACAGGGAAAGTGTTGAAAGCAAGGCTGATGCGTGTTTCGGTTGAATCAACCTTCTCAACCATGTGTGTCAAAGACGATGGGAAGATCACAATGTCGCCTGTTCCAACAGGCAACCACCAAGAGTCAGAATTGTAGGCATTGAAGTCTTCCGAATGAATCCTAATGCGGTGATACGGCTCGTTGAAAAAGTACAGTTTGTCAATGTTCTTGTCAGCTTGGGGGTAGAAGCACCCAGACAAGAATGAATTTGGGTGGGCGTGTTTATGGTGGAATTGTCCCGGCTCCGAGTAGTTCATCCACGACTGCGTGATCTGTAACTTGACATCAAACTTCGGGCGATAAACTTCTTGAAAGTACTTATCAATTGCGTTTTGAATAGACGCACGGAGTTCAGCCATCAAAGCGTTTTCAAGGATCTTCCTGTCGGCGCTTGTTGTATTCCCCTGATTAGGCTTCTGTTCTTGGTTCTTGAAGAACGCAAGCTCCTCTTCCGTCAGTTCTCTTTCAAACTTGGAAAAAGCCACTGGCGTGGGGAATAGATTGAACATGTTCATGCGTTGACAGCCCTGCTAATCATGTCGTGCTGACCACGTAATTCTTTGAGTTGCGCTTCAGTAAAAACGGTGTTGATGGTGTTTTCAAACGCCTTGATCTTCTCCATCACTTCATGAACTTCTTCAATGGTTGGGCAAGGGCGTGGATCATCCCAACGAGTGAACATTGTGTTGGAGATTTCCCACTTTGCACCGGGGCGCAACAAATGCATCGCAGTGTCAATACCGTACAACTGATAAAACTCACGTTCCATTTTTACCCCACAGCTTTGAAAATAACAATACCAGAACCACCAGCCGCACCAGCGCCGTAAGTGCCGGGGATTGGAGACGCAGAAAATGCGCCGCCGCCGCCGCCGCCGCCCGTAAAAGAGGTTCCAGCAACAGATAGTGAACCAGTTGGACTGGGCACCGCATTTGCAAATCCACCAGCCCCGCCTCCACCAGCGCCACCTGTTGATGGCGTTCTTGGCCCTAGACCACCGCCACCACCGCCACCAGCATAAGTTACAGATGAGCCAGTGATTGATGAAGCAGTTCCAGCACCTCCTGACCCAATTGTAATTGGAGCAACTCCACTACCGCCAACAGCACCAGCGCCACCTCCACCTCCAGCAAGTTGTTGAGGGGCTAAGCCAGTTCCGCCATTATTGCCTTGCGCTGGAGATACAGAAGGAATATTTCCATTTCCAGCAGTAACTGTTGCTGAACCACCTCCACCACCAGAACCGCCACTTCCTACAGGCGTAGCAACAGGATTCCCGTCACCACGACCACGACCACCACCAGCAGATTCAATAATAGTTGGCGAAGCGCCGGGGGAAATTACAAAACTAGAAGCAACACCATTTGCACCAATACCAGAGGGAGTTCCAGTGTTAAAATTACCCCCTCTACCGCCAGCGCCAACAGTAACGATGTAATCCGAACCGGGCGTCACAGCAAAGCCAGAGCCAATACGGAAGCCCCCAGCACCGCCTCCGCCACCACCAGTTACTGCACCTGCTGGGCCAGCCGTTGTGCCGCCACCACCGCCACCACCGCCAACTACCAAATAGTCAATGGCGTTAATACCTGTGGGGCATTTCCAAATAGCTGAAGCTCTGAAATCAAACACAACATTGGTTGTGGGTTGTACGTATTTGATGATGACGATGCCTGAACCGCCAGCGCCGCCATTTGCTGTACCACTAGTGGTTCCTCCAGCGCCACCACCGCCACCACCTAAAGCCGCAGTGCCTGCTGTCCCACTTGCGTTTTTCCCACCTCCATTACCTCACTGGCACATCTGCAACTAGCCTTGCAAGCAACGCCGCATCAAGCGGCACCGTGTTAAAGGTTGAGAGCTTGGTTGTGTCAAATGTAGACACGTCTACCGCATACGTGGTGACA